AGGGGCGCTGCTCCCAAAGCCTTACGCAACAGCTCGTTCTCGACGGTCAGGGCTTGGCCTTTTTCAAACCACAGCTCTGCTTCAGCAGCTTCTTCGTGTTTTGCGTTGAGCAAAGCCCGTCCGGACTTTTTCAGCGCCGCGTTCTCGGCGGTGAGGGCTTCGATGCGGTCGGCTGCTTGCACCAACTCAGCAACCTGCTTGCCTCCGCTCATGCCATCAGACCATTCTCGAAGCAGTTTTATCAGTTCTTCATCGGTCATGGTTGCTTCTCCAAAACGATCCCATAAACCGCCAACTGCTCCGCATTATACCGGTTCAACTCGGACAGCATCCACTCAAGATCAACCTTGTCCCTGACGGCATCAACCGGCACGGAATAGCCAGTGCCTTTGATCCAAGACGGCTCCTTGGGCTGGCCCAGAGGCTCGCTAGGGGCCAGCGCCCAAGGCATGTCGTTTTCCCAGTATGGCGGCTTGTGACCGTCGTACATCGGTTCCCATTCGTAGAACTTGATCATGCCGCCACCTCCATGATGCCGCGAGCCTCACAGGCGCGGCGAAGATGATGAGGCTGGAAGCCCCAGACACTACCGGCGATATCGAACTGGCGGCAGAGTTTGCGGACCTCATCGTCGAGGCGCTTCTTTTCCTTGTTGATGGCGTCAAGTTCGGCGAACACAACTGCGGCTTTGGCTAGGATTTCATTTTCGGTCATTACATTCTCCTTATTGCTAATCAGGTGAAACTATTATCACCCACATCCCCAGTCAACAAAAATTCTCATAGATTAGAAAAAAACTTGTCAACAGCATCCTTGGCATGGTCTGCGCCGTGGCAGACAAAGACAGTATTCCCCAGCATTTCCAGATAGTTAATCCAGTCACGCTGCTCTGGCGAAAGGACGCCGCCCTTGCTGCGCTTCATCTCGATCCAGAGGTTATGGGCTGGGACAAAGAGATCAGGGACGCCGCGCATCACGCCTTCGGCCTTTAACTTTGCTGCCGTGGATCGTGTCCGATACCCACCGTTCGGGATCGCAAAGATGCGGATGCCTTTATATTTCTGGCGGAACCAGCGGACCAGTTCGCGCTGCTCTTCATGCTCGGTGGGGATGCGGTCGATCATTTAATTTCCTGTTCTGCAATGTGGCAAAGAAAATCACAACGTGGAACAATTGGGTCCAAGGTGGGCCAATCTTCTGGAATTTCATCTATGAAAATGCGTTCATTGTTTATGCGAGTAAGCCTAGAGCCAAATCTACGTGATTGATCCGCACGACGGGCAAAAACTTCTGGGAACTGCTTTCTGACAAGAGACCAATAATCTGGCGATGTTGCCTTAACGCAGCCAATGCAATTGCCATTTGAAAACCCAAGATCGTAAACTCGCGGACGCTTAATTCCAGCCCCCTCAAGAATGGCAAAGCAGCCTTCTTTTGTAATACCCCGCTCTATCAAGGGTGCGCGTTGTTTCATTTCTGGATATTCGGACTTCATGCGCTCAAATCGGCGCACATCATCGCTATCGGCTGTATAACCCCAAAAGTGCAGATCGCTTGGAAGCTGGAAATCTAGGCGTGGTGCGAACTTTAGTTCACCAGTGCAAGGCGCACCATTTATGCCAGCATGGTACTTACGCCTCTCAAAAACGTCATCAATGTCGGTGTATTTTTGCGACTTGATTGCCATAATCGGACCGCCAAACCAATCTGAGCAGTCAGAAGCAAATCTTCGGTTGTCTATGTCCTCACTGTCACCAAGGTCACATTGCACCACCAAGGCTTCGGGATGCTCAGACAGCACCAACTTTGTCATGACGGCACTGGCTGCTCCAGATGAAAACCAACAGATATTTCTATTCATCAAAACGGTAACTCCTGTTCCCAGTTCGGGCAAGCGCCCTTGGAATTGGCAAAGTCGGCTGGCGGGATCATTTGAAAAACATAGCAATATCCATCGCCAGAATAATGATCGCAATTATGGCAGAATTGAGGCGGAGCAGGGCGGACCCACTGCTCCCACTCGATCAACTCAGGCGGCTTCGACGGTCTCATAATCCCAAATCCTTTCTAATACGCGGTGGAATTTGCCGTCCACCTTAAACTTAATCTGCCTCGGTAGGATGCCATCATACAGAGCCTTAGCCATATCCTCTAAGCCATATAGGCCGGAAAAGGAAACACCGCTTTCCTTTGCTATATCAGTGATGGCCTTCATGGCTTTCGTGCCTGCATAGCCATCGTGCAGGATAGGGAAATATTCCGTCACAACAGGATCGGACAATGCACCGTAATAAGATACTGCGAGCATATCCTTGCCACTGGTGCGGCTGGTGTGCTTCCTCCAGCGCCAGCTTTTGATCGGCATCTCAAGGACGCCCAGCCCCATAATATCGTCTTGGTGCAGCTTATAGACCTTCTCCTCTGGCGGAGGAAAGTTATAGCCGCAGGACGGGCATTCTCTCTGGCTGATCGCCACCAATTCATTGCAATTGTCGCAAACCTTCACCGGAGCCTCGCCAGAGTTATCTGACCTCTGGCTTGGTGATTTGGCTTGGATCGCCGTGATGGGGCCGTGCTGGGCCACTACGCCTGCAAAGTCGAGTACTAGGCAATGATCGGTGTGGCTCTTGACCCGCATCCCACGCCCAGCCATCTGGACGTATAGCGATGCGCTCATGGTCGGACGCAGCATGGCGATCAGATCGATGTCGGGATAGTCGAAGCCGGTCGTAAGGACGTTGGCGTTGGTCAGCGCCCGTAGCTTCCCAGACTTGAAATCGGCAATGATCCGCTCCCTCTCTGCCTTGGGTGTAGACCCGATAACAAAGCCAGCAGGGATGCCGTGATCGTTCAGCGTATCCGCCATAGCCTGCGCGTGGGCTACCCCAGAGCAGAAGAACAGCCATGCCTTGCGATCACCAGCCAGCCTGATCACTTCCTGAGCGACGGCCTCGTTATTTTCGAGCGTGTTGACCGCTGCGGCCAGTTCGCCCTCGATATACTCGCCGCCGCGCTTATGGACGCCAGACAGATCGAAATGCTTTTCCGTCAGCTTGCTGCGAAGGTTCGAAAGGAAGCCCTTGTAGACCAATTCCTCAATCGAGACTGGCTCTAGCAGATCGTGGAAGAGCGCATCGCCCTCGGTGATCTTGCCGTGGCCCAGACGGAACGGGGTGGCAGTCAAGCCAACGACCCGCAGGTTCTTATTAATAGCCTTAAGGTCATTAATCAGCGTCCGATAGCCGCCTTCGTCCTTGTGGTTGACCAAGTGGCATTCGTCGATAATGATTAAGTCAATATGGCCCAAAAGCCTTGCCTTAGTCCGCACCGACTGAATGCCAGCGAAGGTGATTGGCTCGCCCAACTGGCGCTTGCCGATACTGGCTGAATAAATGCCCATTGGCGCGTTGGGCCAATGCTCGCGCATCTTGGCGGCGTTTTGCTCCAAAATCTCCTTGACATGACTTAGCATCAAAACCCTAGTTTGCGGCCAGTTTTGAAGCGCATCTTTACATATTGTGGCAACCACATGACTTTTCCCAGCGCCGGTAGGTAAAACCACGCAGGGGTTGCCGTCGTTAGCCCTTAGCCAATTATAAAGTTCGTCTATTGCTCTGCGCTGATAATCTCTTAACATTTTCCATGCCTCATTAAATATTGTTTAATTTTTTCAAGGGTTTCCAAACTTTCATTCACAAGACCAATCGCTTGATTGCATTTACTGCAAAGCAATTCTCTTACAGCCCCTGTTGTGTGGCAATGATCTATGTGTGTATTTTTTGGGTTTAGATCGGCTTCGCAAATAGAGCATTTTGCTTTCTGGGCTAAAACCATGCCATCAAATTGATTTTGGTCGATGCCATATAATTTTTTTATCCTCGCCCATCTGGCGTTTTCTTTTCTTCTCTCCATCGAAATCGAATTGCATTCGACGCAATTATTTGAAGATGTATATCGTTCTAAATGCCCTAATGGGCATGGGGTTTCTGAAATATATTTTGTGTTGCCATCAGCCATAGCCGCGATGGCTAGGTTGATATTTTTTTCCGAAAACCGATCTTTTGCAGTATCGAAAACAACCCCTCTTTTATCTTCAATACAATGAACGCAGTTGGATGAACTTGCGTAACGCAAGCCAACGTGACCAGCCTTACAAGGCTTTCCTGTAAAATAATAAAGCGATCCCAAGTATCGTGCACCTGATGCCGTTGCAGGAAGATGGGAATAATCTTTTGTGTGCTGAATTGATTTTGCCATTATCTCACGATCTCCGCGTCGGGTTTTAAATTAGTATTTTCAAGCCAATCGATAATTTGCCACCCAGTACACCAAAGCCTCGGTGTTTTTTGGGGAC